CTTGAGAGAGGACTTGTTTCTGGGTAGACTAAACCCTTTGATGGGAGGTCAACCATTTCGGTTGGCATACTAAACTTGTTTTCCATAGATAATTTTTTGTTATAACATTTTATTTGTTGTATATAAATATATAAAGAAAAAAGAAGCTCGCAAAAAATGCGAGCTCTTTTTATAAATATTAGGGTTAAATTTTAGTAATTCAATACTGCGTAATCAATTGCTAATGTCATGGTGATGTTTATAGCGGTATTTTCAGTATCCCAGTTATATTCACCGAAGTTAGCATCTTTAACAAACGCGCCTTTAAGTACCCATTCAGCTACCACGTCACCTACAGGACCTAGAGCATTAATAGTTAAATCTTTCTTATAAAAGTCAGAGTAACCATCTCTACCTGTTACTGATTCGTGTGATAAGCGAACCCATTCCATTATTGTTTGAGCACCAGAAGGTGAAATTGGATCATGCAATGTCATAGTAACATCACCCCAAACTGTTTTACCTTTAACTTTACGCAAAACGTTAATGTGGTTTAATACTACTTCACCTTGAGTTAAGTTGATTGCACTCACTCCTTTAATCATCCAGGTTGGTATTCCATCAGCGTATAGAATAAATCGGTTTGCCTGTTTTGGTTCAAACGCTGTATAAAATAGTTCATTTGAGCTTATAATTGCCATTGTATTTTAGTTTTTTATTTGTTAATAAATATTTAAACAGTTAACCTTCTATTATGGGAAAGTAGCACCTGTTGGAGTAAGGGTAAAGTTCAAGTAAATAAATTCAGCTGTCTTAGTTGGTTGTAAGTAAATCTGACCTACTAATTCATTTCTGTCAATTACAGCGGCATTGTTAATAGCGTCATCCATTACAACTTTAAACGCATACAAACCTTGTCTTTGTTGAACTGACTCGAGGTATGGGTTTACTTGAGCTAAGAATGAATTTCTTGTAGAAGCGTTGTTCTGTTCAAAAATCAATCCATTAGCAATTTGACCAATATATCTCTTAAGAGCAATCATCAAACGACGAACGTTAATACGATCAAGAGCTGAAGCTTTGGTTTGTAAGGTTTTGTTACCGTATACTACAACACCTTGACCAGGGAATGTAGCGATTGGATTAACTTTACCTACATATAAATTATCACGAGTTGTTTGAGATAATTTAGAAGCAGCTCTAATTACATTACTTAATCCACCTCTGTTAATACCTGCTGGGGCAAACCATGGTTCAGCTACGCTATCATTATAAGCGAATACAGCTGGGATCATTGTTGAAGCTGGTACATTTATAGCTTGGCCAGTAGCTGGGTCAAGTGTTTGTAACCATGGGTAATAAGCAGCAGCATAAGATGAATCAACAGTATTTGCTGTATCAATAACTTGATTAGCTGAAGATGTGTATCCACCTAAATCCATTACAAACACATTATCACCTCTATTTTCAGTATTATCAATAATTGTATCTAATGTTGTTTTATGATCCGCATAGTTCAAACCAGGAGTGATTAACACATTGAATTGATAATCATTAGCACTAGATAATAAACTACTTGCACTTATATAACTAGAAGAATTAACTCCTTGAATATTAGTTGGTGTAATTTGATCATAGAATTTAGCACCAGCAATTAAAGAACCAGTACCACCATTAAATGAACCAGTTGTATTAGTACCACTAGCAATTGGAATAGAAGCTGTATAAGCTGAGTTAGCAACACCACCTACTAAGTATTGTGGAGTTGGCTTAAGTACTTGATCTACTCTTATATATCTTGATTTGTTAGGATAAGTACCAGTGATTTGCAAATTAGCTTCACCATCTAAACTTGTTTGAGTGAATTTATAATCACCAATTCTTCTAGCTACATAGTTTTCAGATAGTGGATCCATTGATAATCCAGTAAATGTTTCTAAGATACCTGGGTTTCTATCGTCATCATCACCTCTACGAACATATAAATTAAATGTACCAGAAGAAGTATTTGGTGATACAATTTGGAAACGAACACTATGGATTGAAGCTGAACCAACTGTGTTGAAAGCATTGTTGCTATCAACTGTAGTTCCAGTATTCATGTTAGCACCTTCAGAAATTGTATTTAAAGTAAATGCTACACCAACACTACCTGAAACTGAAGCAGTTGCTGGGGCGTAAGTACCTGACACTACACGAGTTACTAATAGAGTTTCACCTCCGTTTTGGAAATAGTTATAAGCTGCTATAGAGGTAAAATATGAAAATGATCCAGTACCTGCAATTACTTCAGTCTCACCAAAACGATTAACATAGTCAGTGTAAGAAGTAACAGTTACTGGGATGCCAACAGGGCCTTTAACTGTTGGGCCTATAATAGCGGCACCAATCTGTGGTGGTTGTTCCGCTATAAATGTAGCGTCTATCTCTCTAGATAAAACGCCCGGGGATAATAAAATTTCTGCCATGGGTTATTGTTTAATTAAATTGTTTTTAATTGGGGTTTATTGATAAATATCTTAACTTTGTTCGAAAAACTAAGCACTTACAAATTCTCCTTTTTCTAAATTAATAGTACCATCACCATATTTTGCTTGTAACTGTTTTCCTAAAACTTCTTCTTTTTGTTTTAGTTTTTCGTAGTCAAGTTTTAGTTTTTGTTTGGTGGATTCTAATTCTTGAAATTGGATTTCAATAGTACCAAATTTGTCTATTAAAGAATATCTTTCTTGTTGAACTGCTTTTAATTGAGTAATCTCTTCTTGGGTTAAAACTTTTGTTTCCATTTTTATAATTTATTATAAATATTTAAGGATTTCCTGGGAAATCAGGTGGAATTGAAAGAGGATGGTAGAAGATACCTTCAGAGGCTTCATACCAATCTCCATATCCTGCATTTTCAGTATTTTCTTCTACCATGATATCATAATTACCAGGGTACTGGTATGGGGTTATTCCATCCCATATTATTATGTCAATTACATAATTTGATTTTATTATTGCCCATCTAGCCATATTAATTTGTTTTTAATAGTATTCAAAAATTATTGTAAAACCGTCACCTCCAGGACCCGCGGCACTAGCTGTAAAGTTTACTGAGGATGCTCCCCCACCTCCGCCTCCAGCAGCTCTACTGCCGCTTCCACCTGTCCCACTAGGATTACCCCCAGCTCCACCGTGTCCTCCAGTTCCTACTAATACATTGGTTGTTATATTACTACCTGTGTAAAATAAAAGAAAATTAACCATATCGATTACATCAGCCCCATTTTGACCGTTTATAGATCCACCAGCTATCCCTGGTGAACCGGATTGTATTAAATTAGCATATTGATATATAGCTGATCCTGATCCTCCATTACCTGCGGCATTAGAGCTACTTATTCCTCCTCCACCTCCACCCCCAGCTAAAAATCTACTTCCATTAAAAGCATTAGTTGCATTAGTTGAGCTAGGAGGAGCAGTAGTAGCAAAAGCTCCACCTCGTGTACCATCTACACCAGAATAGTAAAATGGTGGATATGGATTTAATACTGTTAGGGATGAAGGAGCGGTGTTAGTTCCACCACCACCTGCTGCGCCTAATTGTCCTCCTGCTCCTCCAACACCCCCTAATCCAGCTAATAATATAGTTGATCCAGACGCGAAAGAGCTACTAGCTCCTACGCTACCATTTAGTCCATTTAAATTACTTGCACCTGTTCTTTGACCACCACCAGCACCTCCCGCTCCTACAGTTACTGTATAACTTCCAGTTGTTAGGAGTGATGAAGAAAAATAAGCAACATTTATGTTTCCTCCAGCTCCTCCACCACCACCTGTACGAATAGTACTCACAGCCCCAAGTCTACCACTAGCACCACCACCTCCACCTCCAGCACAAACTACTTTTATATATTGGATACCAGATCCAGTATTGTATGTATATGTTCCTGAGCTAGTGTAAATTAAAATATTAGTATATCCTCCTCCAGCTCCAGCTGTAGTTAAATCATATGTTGTGCCAGAAGTATTTTTAAAATACAATTTACTACTACTAGCAAATAAAGTTCCAAAACCAGAACTTGGAGTTGCGGGGGCAGACTGTGTAACTAAAAATGTTGTATTTAATAATTTTGCCATAACTTTTTAATAATATTCTACTACTATACATAAACCAGAAGAACCGCTTCCACCTGGAGAACCAAAACGACCAACAGTCGATGAATATAAGGGTGTTGCTCCAGCACCACCAGCTCCATATAGTCCTCCATTACCTCCAGATCCACTAACATTAAGAGTACTAACTGTGGTTAAGACTCCATTTCCACCTCCTCCTAAACCATATGTTGTTGCTAATATACTACTTGTGAACTGCAATAAAACAGCGGCTGTCACTAAATTATCTGAGCCTGAATTGCTACTGATAGTATTATTAGATTTAAGGGTATTCCATTCAAATCCACTTCCTCCTAGTGAACCAGATCTAACAGCTCCGTCCGATCCTAGACTCCAACTAGCCCCACCCCCTGATGTACCTATAGGAGTTAAAGGAGTAGAAAAAGAACTAGTAGCATTTGGAGAAGTACCACTTGTCGTACCAACAGCTCCTGGTCCTCCATTAATAGCAAAACCAGGTCCTGGGAGGCAATTAATGGCTAAACCACCAGCAGCTACTGTGCTTGTGCCTGCAGCATTAGTTGCTCCTGCTCCTCCACTTCCTCCACTAGCACTAACCATTGTTCCACCAAATGTTGTATATTCTCCAGTTGAGCCACTATTACCAGTATTGGTTTGAACGGCTACAGCTGCTCCTCCTGCTCCTCCCGCACCTACAGAAATTGGATAGCTTGCTTGAATTAATGAAGCAGAATCAAAAAATCCCCAAGCTATAGCTCCTCCACCTCCACCGCTTCCCCCTCTCATATTTGCATTTTGATTTCTAGCATTGTTACCTCCTCCTCCTCCACCAGCACCCACACAAATTACTTGAATATATTTTATACTTGAGTTATTATTCCAAGTATACGTTAAAGTTCCACCACCCGGTGCTGACCCTGTGTATTCTCTAACTATAAGGTATCCGGATCCACCTCCTGTTGTTCCTAAAGGAAATAAAGTACCAGTAGCATTTTCAAAATATAAAGCACTACCACTAGCAAATAAAGCTCCAGTACCTGTACTTGGAGTTCCAGAATATGATTGTGTGACTAATTGTAAATTTTTTAAAACCTGACTCATATAGAAGTATTACTTAATTTAACTTGAGTACCATTTGATAACACAGCATATAAAAATCCATCTGTATTAGCATATATAGTTATAAATCCAGGTTCT